AATAACTGTGATGGAACACTCGAAGGTCTAAAGCAAGCACTTAAGCTGCTTCTTAACGCTGATATAGTGAGAATCGTTTCACTTGGTGATGGACTTTCACAGTTAGAGATAACCGGTGCTGATATTGATGACTGGGGAGTGGATTACATAAACAGCGTACCAATGGCTGGAACTGGCTTCGATGGTATAATTATATATGATGATGAAGATTTTACCTTCGATGATGAAACGAGAGGCTTTGACGCTGGGGAACTTGGTATAAACTACTAAAATAGAGGATAATAATGATAACTAGACCTACGGATGAAAGGATAAACTGGTCACCCTCAGAAACCGACGTTGAAGTACCGAGTGGTACTAAGCAGTCTTTAGGGTTTATTCTGCGTGAGAAGTTTGGCTCTAAAGTAGCAAACGGCCTTTTTAAAAGACTCTGCCAGTGGCTTAACTTCGCTGTGGACAGGGTTGACGCTCACGAAACTGTGGCTAATGTTACTTTTGATTTAGCTGTTGATGATATAGCTGATATTCAGACCTTCTTTGATGAACTCAAGCATAACGATTACACAATTACTTTAACTGGAACATATGATGATAATACAACGGTGCTTTCTATAACAAATATAAGTGGAATTGGTAACATCGTGTTTTCGGGCAACGTAACAATGGGTGGTGTGTTAGTATCTGGTGTTAATAATAGTGTAAGGTTTAATGGTGAACTTAACGTAGAGCAGACTACTCAGTATGGACTCAGGGTTGTTAATTCTCCTTATGTTTATGTAAATGAGCTTAATTGTACATTTGAATCAGCACCCACTAGCGCATGGTGCTTAGTTAGACTTGAAAATGGTAAACTAACTTGCCTAACACCAGACTTTGATGGCCGTTTTACTTCTGCTTCAGCGCCTACGTATTTAATAAGACTCGATAGCAAGTCACAAATACTTTTAGGTACTGACTACAACGTTAAGACTAATGCTATAGCCGGATCTGCTATAGGACGATCAATGATACAGGTAGATGACGGTGGTTTATTCGACACCTCAGCTGAAGCATTATTTGACGCCAATTGGGGTCAGAACTATGCCTGCCAACTTGAGATGGTTAAATACCCTAAGTCAGAACAGATTTACTACATAAACACTGAAACAGGGCTTACATATGCCAAAGCAATAATAAATGGTATAATAGAAGTTAATTGTGCCATAGATAGCGTTGGCATAAACAACAACATATCAGATTTAACTATAGAGAATATAAGTGGTTCTGGTTCAATAACATTAAATAGTGCAACATTTGTTTTAGATAATATTATAAGAAATTGTACTTGTGATATTAATATTACAGATGTTGAAGTTAAAGAAAATAATATAAGTGATATTAAATATGGTTTATCAGTTATTAATTGTATAAATGTAAACTTCTTAACACAGACTATTTTAGATGTTGGTACTAAATTATATGGAGGATTGTTTGTTAATAATTCAAAATGTTACTTTGAAGATTTAAGAAATACTAATACCTATACTATAGGTGGTATTTTAAAATTACACCCATCATATTTTAAAATTAATAATAGTTCAGATATTTATATTGATAGGATACTTTCTGGTGATGATGTAAGAACAACATCGGATTTTATTTCTCTTATGTCTGGGTCAAAATTAAGTTTAAAATCATGGGTATCAAGTAATGTACACACAACTGGACTTAGGTTTAATGAAATAGATGAAGCTTCTTATGTAGTTGGATATACCAGTGCTAATAAGTACATACTTGCAACAACCCCGTCAGATATAACAATCATAGAACTTCCCTAATGGAGTAACCCATGAAACCTAAGGCATTCTTTTTACATGGAAGGGGTTACTGGTTAGATCCACTTATTATGGATATTCTTAATTACTGCTACTCTTATAGTGTATCCATAAAGATAGCCTCAGCTGCTTTAGGTATAAACCTGGAATCACTCGATATGCAAGTGCCTGAAGTAGAGCTATACCTAGAGAGCCTTAAGTGGATGGACAGTGTAAAGGAAAGTGCAGCTGAGCGTAAATACGTACGTTCTAAGCTATATAATGTTATGGATAATGCAGATAGAGCAGCTGATATTATAAAAGCAATAGAAACAATAGTTGCTATGACATTAACCGAGGCTGATATCAAGCCTGATATGCTCAAGGGGCTTACTTACGAGCAACTTATAGAACTTCTTGATAAAACGAGGTAGTGGTGAGTGGTGAGAGAGGTGTTGCTAACGTTATTAATAGGCAGGTTAGGTGTGAGCTAGCTAGACGCAGCTTATGGCACTACTGCAATCTACTGTACCCAGAATTCTATACCAATGATAAGATATACTTAAAGGAGCTATGTAAAGTCATAGAGTCCAAACCCAAAAAACTTATGATTAACCTTGCTCCGCGTACGGGTAAGTCACTCACACTTACCCTAGCTGAAACATGGTTCATAGGTCATAATAACAATGAACGAATAATATCAGTTAGTTATAATGATAAGCTAGCCGGTAGATTCAGCAAGGGGGTGCGCGACGTAATAGAAGCAACGCGCTCGGATGATAGTTTTGTATTCTCTGATATATTTAATAATGTTAAGATTAAGCGTGGTGATGGTGGGTCTCAACTGTGGAGCATAGAAGGTAGTTTCTTTACCTTCCTGGGCTCTGGTATGGGGTCAAGCATAACTGGTATAGGTAGCAGCTGCCTGGTTGTTGATGACATAGTTAAGAACAGCTATGAGGCATACACAGCGCATGTTCTGGACAGCCATTATGACTTCTATAAGAACACTCTGCTGTCAAGGCTTGAAACTGGCGGTAGGATCATTATCAACATGACCCGTTGGTGCGAGAATGACCTATGTGGCAGGCTCACGGCTGATGAACCTGGACAGTGGACTGTATTCAGTAGAAGGATAGACGAGTGCACTGGTATTATGACCTCTGACGAGATTAACATAAAGAGAAGCAGCATAGACCCAGCTATTTGGGAAGCTAACTATAACCAGAACATAATAATAACTGGTGATGCATTATATAAGAATGGTTTTAAGCTGTTTAATGAAACCAGTGAAGCACCAAGAATAGTCGTGATGGACGTAGCTGATAAAGGAACTGATTTCTTAGCAGCAGCTGCTATGGTTAGGAATGGTGACATTTATGATATACATAGCACCTTCATGGACTCAACTGAGCTTGCTGACTTAGAAGATAGACTTATAAGCTGGCTTACTAATCAGAAGATAGCAGTTGTGTATATAGAAGCAAACAACGTTGGAAATTACTTCTCTAAGCAGCTTAGAAAGCGGATGCCAGGTATATCCATACGTACTTATAATAGTGCTAGTAATAAGGAAGCCCGCATTAAGGCTTCATCATGGTGGGTTCAGGACAACATAAGGTTCCATAAGTCGTTGACATCTACTGATTTCTATAGACATATCATAGGCTTTAGGAGTAAGTTCAATGCTAATAGGCATGATGATCCAGAGGATGTTATGTCTGCCATATATGAACTCTTTGGTACTAAGCACTCAACAGTAGCTGGTAATAGAATATAATTGTTATAAAAAAGCCTTAATTTGTGGTATAATATTGATGACTGACAGCGGAGATAACTGGTTATGAAATATAGTGATATAAAACAGCTGCTTGAAAAGTACAACAAAGATCGTGGTTACTGCCTTAAAATGAGGAAGAGATATACCACTGAGTCAATACCTATAAAATATGAAATCAACCCAGCTTATGTTGATCAGGATGTATCAGAGCGCTGTAAACCTGATAGAAGGTTATATAATCACTTTGAAAAGGAAATAGTTGACACTAAGGTGTCTTACTTCGCTGGTTATCCTGTTAAGATAATGTCTTATGATAACAATAGTGACCTTAATTCATTTATAGATAACTTCAACATTGCTTCCAACTATGAAGACCTTATGTCAGAGCTGGTTAAGGAGTGCTCTATAAGTGGTAAAGGCGGAGTGTTGTTATACAAGAACGAAGAAGCTGAGGTTATGGCTACCAACTTACCTGGACACGAGTTCAAGGTGTTTTACAACATGAAAGACCCTGTAGCTGCTCTTCGTAAATATACTGATGGCAACGATGTTGATACCATCGAGTACTATGATAAAGATACTTTACATGTTCTTAAATTAATGAACAAAGAATGGATTTCATACGAGCCAGTGCTTCATGGTTTTGGAAGGGTTCCTCTAATAGAGTTGGTTAACAACGCTGAAAGCCAGTCTGATTACCATTCAGTGGTTGATCTTATTGATGCTTATAATAGGCTTATAACTGATTTCAGCAATGAGGTTGAGTCATTTAGACTTGCATACTTGATACTTAAGAACATCAATGCGAGTAAAGAGGACTTGGCTAAGCTAAGAGAGACCGGTGCTCTTATGCTGGATAAAGATGGTGATGCATACTTCCTTACTAAGGAAATTAACACTGAGGCTATCTCTACACTGAAAGAGATAATGGAACGCAACATAGTGAGGTTCGCAAGTCATGTTGACTTTACATCTGATGGTTTCACTGGTAACCTTACCAAAATAGCAGTGGCTTATAAGTTAAGACCCCTGGAGCAGAAGTCAAGGACACTGGAACTTAAGTTCTCAGCGTTCTTAAGAGAACTCTACAGAACACTGTTTTCATACAAGGGGCTTTCAGTTACTTATGACTACACAGCCCTGGTGTTTAAATATACACGTAATATACCCATTAATATACTTGACTCAGCTGAAGCTGCAATAAAACTTAAAGGACTTGTTTCAGAGCGTACCTTGCTCTCAACGTTGGACTTTATAGGTAACGTAGACGACGAGCTGGCATTGATAAAAGAAGAGATTGGTGAAAATAATAATGGTAATAATTAGCATGGAGCTGAATAGTCTGCCTGGAGTAAACAGCGACAAGCGAATATATATGCCTGGTGTTTTTTTATTTGACAACATATGGAGAATGACGTAATGACAATTAAAAATTACGCAGATGTGGCAATAACTATTGAGAGCGCAAGAATATCAGCGCTTGGTTTTAATACTTGCCTCATTCTGTTTGAAAGCGACACACTTGATAGAGCTAAAATAGTTAGTACTTCTGATTATGCAGACGCTGATCTTGGTGGAACTAGTTCAGAGCTTTACAAGGCTTTTCAGAGTTACCTATCACAGGGTATTATAGCAGGAACAGTTGTTGTTGGCTGCAAGAAGACTACCGATGCTACTTGGGCTGATGCAATTACTGCTATTAGAGCTGCCAACGATAGCTGGTATGGCATAATTATGGTTAATAAGACAAAAGCTGATATCGTATCAGTTGCCGCTGTAGTTGAAACAATTGAACCAGGAAGACAGCTGTTTGCTGTTACTGCTGATGCTGCTGTAGCTGCTAAGACATCTGGTAACGTAGCTGAGACACTTAAGACTGCTGGTTACTACAGAACCAACCTGATCTACTCTACAGATACTGCTGCTTATGCTAACGCTGCTATGGCTTCTTACCTTAGTTACAATCCTGGTAGCATCACTTTTAACTTTAAAGAACTCGTAGGTGTAGCTGCTGAGACCCTTACAGCTGCAGAGAGACAGAATCTTATTGATCAGAACTGTCAGGTTCAGAGAGAAGAAGCTGGTCTTAAGAGAACACTTGACAGTGGAATGACTGTTAATGGTGAGTTCATTGATATTATGCATGGACTTGATTGGCTTACAGCTCGTATAGCTGAAGGCGTGTTCTCAATCCTTGCAAGTGCTCCTAAGGTTCCTCTTACGGATGGTGGTATAGCTCAGCTTGCCGCTGAAGTAACTCGCAACCTGTCGATTGGTGCTACTGATCCTTATAACTACATAAGAGATGATTACACAGTGTATGTTCCATCGCTGGCTTCCTTGTCGTCATCTGATAGGAATGCTCGTAAAGTAACTGGACTTAGGTTCGTTGCTCATCCTCAGGGTGCTGTTCATTTCGTAGAGATCAGAGGAAAACTGGTTATTTAGTTTTATTTATGGGGTATCTTAGGGTACCCCATAAGATTTATGGTATAATATGTTGATGGTTAATAACAACTCAAATGGAGTTAGAATATGATTCGTACATGGAATAGTGAAAACGCAACACTGATTGTAAGCTGGACTGATTCCGTAATTGGTAAACAGAAATCAGCTGAAGTTAAGAACTGGGATGAAATAACTTTCAACTACAATGAAGATCGTTATGAATTCTCAACTTCTACTACTGGTCAGATTACGCGTAGTAAAATACAGAATAAGCTTGGCGCAGCAACTGTTGTCTGCATGTCAGGTAGTGATTGCAACGCAGTGCTTGGTGACCTCATCAATAGCAGCTCAAAAATAACAATCAGTCTTGTTGAAAGAATGCCAAATTCACTGGGTGTTTCTGTTGGCAACGCTGCTGAATGGGTACTTAATGATGGTTCTATCAGCTCTGCTGGCGATGCTTCTAGGGGGAGAGTTGCTGGTCAGAGAACATGGGTAGTTACAGGTGAGATTAGTAAACTGACTGATGGTGAGTATAGTGATTAGGTCTTATGACCCTAATAATGTCTATACATTCCTAAATGATTTTCATATAAAGGAGTGGACTGGACTTAAGGTTATTAATTCTGAACAGGAAGACTTACTTCATGGCCTTGGTAATGAGCTGGCTAGAGCTAAGCTCAGAGGTCACAGGGTTGTTACTGTTGAGATAACATTGCCTCAATCCAGTCCATTTAACCTTGGTATGTCAGTAATATCAACGCTTGGTGCTCCAGTTGTTTTTACGATGTTTGAGAAAACTACAGTTATAAAACTTACTGAGAGTGCTTCATATCGCGGTAACGAAGGAAAGTTCTTTGGTGCTTTGCTAGCTAATGCTAGCGTACCAGCTGGAGTTCAGGTTTTATTGTGGCCTTGCATTATATCGCAGGCACCATCACCTGATATGTCACGTGGTTCTAATGATGTAACCTGGATTATTAAAGGTTATGCAAGAAGTCAAATTATTGGTGGTTATTATAATTAGAGAGGTCTAAGATGATTGTTAAGATTAAGGAAATGGAATTCGACATTATGCCAATGAGTGCGTATGACTCTATTGGATTACTTGCTAGACTCGTAAGAATAGCAGCACCTTTGCTTAAAGGCATTAAAGAGAGTAAATCACCACTTGAGATGATGATGAACCTCCAGTTGCAACCAAATGAGTTACAGGAGCTCTGTCAGACTATTGTATCTAATGTTCATTACAACAGAGTCCCAGTTGACCTTAAGGGTGTTAACCTAAGAGGTAAATTAGACATCGTTGCTGAACTTTGCTACGAGGTACTCAAGGGGGAGTACACCGATTTTTTAGCAGGTTTGGGTGTGGATCTTACGGAAGCGGAAGCGGAAGTCAAGAGCTAACACCTGAAAATATACTTGATCTTATTTATGTACCAGTTACGGCTAAGTCTGTAACGCTTGGCGAACTTAAGAGGGATTACACCCTTAATGATTATTGCAAACTCCTGGAGACAACCATAGATGTCAATGCGCGACTTAACAGTACAAATAACTGAACAAGGGTACAAGGAGCTCCAAAATAAAGTAGGTAAGCTGGAAAAGAAGCTTGCTAAACTATCTAAGAAGAACACTAAAGTAAAAATAGACAGCTCTGGTATAGATGCAGTTAATAAGAAGTTATCTTCTATGGGTAATCTACTAAAAGCAGGAGTTGTTACAGCGTTTGCGTATAAAGGGGCTAAAGCCTTTGCTAATTGGGTTGATGAAGTAGAGAACCTCGATAATAAGATAAAGTCAACGGGTCTATCAGCTGAACTTTACCAGTCAGTTGGTGTAGCGGCTAAGGAGAATGGCTTTGCAATAGAAGATCTTACTATTGCTATGACTAAGCTCAATAAGAAAGCCGCTGAAGAAAAGGATATGCGCAGCGCTGATGTTAGACTCTTGGAATTTGCTGAACACATAAAAGGCATAGATGATCCGGCTAAGAGATCAGCGGCGGCTGTCAAGTACTTAGGCAAAAGTGGAACTAAGCTTATTCCGTTCTTGATGCAAGGTGCCGCTGGTATACGTGAGATGACAGCTGCTATGAAGGCAGATGGGTCAATACTGTCACAAGATTCAATAGATAAAGCCCTTAAAGTTGATGCAGCTTTTGATAAGATAGGAAGGACACTTGAAAGCATAACTAATAAAGCTTTCTCTGGGATAACTGAAGAACTCCTAAATGCAGAGTCTAGCGTTGGTAATATTTTTGATAAGATTAGCAACATGGATTGGGAGTCCATAGGTAAAGGCATAGCCGTAGTTTTAAAACCACTTGTGGCTTTTTCAGAGCTTCTTATGGAAGCGCTTGAAAAGATAGGTCAGTATAGTAGTGTAAAAGATTCCCAAATAACAGAAGGTAGATCTAAATTTTCGCAAGAACTTGCTTTAATAAGAACTGGTAACTATAAAATAAATGATGATAGTGGAAATCCATACACAGAAAGATCCTATTATGAAGAAAAATTAAAAGACCTTCAAACAGGCTACGATGATTCAGTTAGAATTGCGCTAACAGAGTCATTAAACCAAATGATTTCAAAATCCTTTGGTAATGCAGAATATAATAAATCCATAGGTAAAGAATTTGAAGACTTACAAAATAATATAAAGTCAGTTAATTTAGAGTTTGGGGGTTATCAGTCAAGTAGAAAGGATATTAATTTCTCTGAAAGTGAGTTCATTAATCTTTACAAAAAAGCAACTAACGCTGAAATTCAAAAGACTTTAATACAGGATTTTAAAGATATTTTTGGAAAAGACTTATTACCATTAGTAAATGTGGTAAAAAATGGTGTAGTACCAGTGGGGGGGGGTAAGTTTAAGGAGACAAAAGAAAAAGGAGGTGGTTCATCAGCTTCTGGTTTCAGTGATCCTTTCCTATCAACACTCATACACTTTAAAAATGAGTTCATAGTCTTTGCTGATAAGCTCCTTAGAGCACAAGGCATTATAAGTGGCTCTAGAAGCAGCGCTGGTTTAAAAACGGTTGGTAATATAAATATACAGGTTGATGTAACTGGTGCTAGTGGTAATCCACAAGCAACTGGTGATGCTATAGCTGGGGCAATAGTAACAGAGCTTAAGAAACTTGTTACTGCTAACAACAGCGCTGTTACTGCTATAAATAATCATGCTGCTGTGGTTAAGACTGCCACTGCTAGGACAGCTGGCCTTAATACACCAGCTAGTTCACCTATTTATCAATTACAGGGTTAAGAGGTCTAATTATGGCTATGACTGATATTTTCTTATCGTTCCCTAATGTACTTAAAATAACACCTGAATTAGATGAAGCTAGCTTTACAGATGATACCTTCATAGAACCACCAATTATGTTGAGCATAACATCGGATGTAAGGATGTCTATGTCTAGTGAGCCACTTACATTCCCAGTTGACAGTTCTTTTGTTCAAGGTAGGGGTGCTAAGCGTAATATTAACACAGTATCAGTAGCTGGTGTGGTTTGTGATGACCCTGTTTGGGGTTCACTTATGACACTAGGTGGCTACCCTATTAACCTGGCATCAAGATCATTGCGCAGAGATATAGCTAAGCGCCTTGAATCTGTACTTGCAGCTAAAAGTCTTTTAACTATATATGACCAAACGTTTGGTACCAGAAGGCATTACATACTAACTGGACTTGACTATGGGCCAAGCTTAGAGTATGAGGACACAACTGAGTTCCAGTTAACTTTCTCCGAGCAGCCAATGATTGAGCGCACTAATAGGTTTGGAGAAGTTAAGTCTGATGCTTATGTAGACCCCTTTATGTACTATGATTATGAGGTGAAATAATGAGATCATCAGGTTACTTCACACAGGTGCTTAAGCTGGGAAGGTTCACTTATAACATATACTACACCTATAACCCATTCGATTACCACTGGTATCTTAATATAAGTGGAGTTGCTAATGGTATCCGGGTTAATGCAGATCGTAACCTTGTAAAAATAAATGATGGTTACCTTGTTGCTAATGGCTCTGTTGATAAATATAACTTCAATGGGGTTGACTATGTCTCTTAGACTTGATATTTACAGCAATGGTGGCAACTGCATAAGGATTCTAGGCGTTGACTACCCGCTGCTCCCGCTGGAATCAGCAAGGCAGGCTAATATAACTTTATCCAACGTTGAGTTCTCATTTAGTATAACCAAGACATTAACTATTGCGCCTAATACTGCTTCATTCCAAATATATGGAGTTGGGCTGGATGCTGTTAATGCAATAAAGGATCTTGGATTATCTAAGAAGGGTGCATTTAAAGCTACAGCTATTATGACATGGGAAGAGAAACCAGAGGCTGGTGAAGCTGGTTTTGTGAGGTCTTATTATAAGCCTACTCTGGTAGGCACTCTAAGTGGTGGGACAGCTGTAAAGAAACAACCATATGGGGATTATGAACTATCATGGTCTAAATGTGCTTTATATGATGCAGATAATACCCTAATATACTCCGGTGATGTTGTAGACGTTGAAGAAACACTCGAAGGTTGTAATATAGAAGCTGCTACAGGTCATTATATGATGGAACTTCCATTTTCACAAAGGGTGCATAATCTTACTTCCAAGTTATCACTACAGATAAGCAGGCAGGTTGGTGCCTCACCTGTGGACGTTGATGGACTTAAATTTAGTACAGTTTATAATTATGATTATATTGGTTATATAAACACAGCTGTTAGCATAATAGAAGATTTAATTGGATCCGATCCTTTTAAGGAGTTTGCATATTCTGGGGATATGCGCTTGATTGGGCCTGATGGTGTTGTGGCCTATAATAACTCTACTAAAACACCTGGCGAAATAGTTATTTATGGATATAATGAAATATTACAAAAGGCCTTTGCTGAACTAATTGAAAAGGGTGATCTTAACATAGCTACAGCGGTTTTAACACAGAAGCAGAAGAAAGCTGTTAATAAAAATAAAAAGAAGAAAGATGGCAGCGAACCAGTCTACGCTGAGTATTACATACTTAATGGTACTGTGCAGTCAGTCCTTGAAAAGATAGTAAATACAGCCCTCGCTACACTCCAGCTTCATGATGACACTTTCTATCTATGGAATTACTATGTTACTCAGAACCCTAGGGAGCTCTTCTTACAGAGTAGGTCTGGTCCATATTATAAATATATCTTCTCAGCTGAAAACACACCATTCTC